GTGGTCATCTGCAATCAGGCTGCCGGAAAAACTGCGCACCATGCGGATGGCGCGATGCCAGGACGGCGAAACTTTCGCGGTAATGTCCACCAATCCCAAGGTCATGCATGAAATCAAGCTGGATATCATGCTCATCGAAGCCGATCAGGTCACCAGCGGCAATTATTTTTCCATGGATGACAATGAAGTTGACGGTATAACTTTTGATTTTTTCGGCAATGCGGATTCATACCGCGTTCTGAAGCAGCATCCTGGGAGCGACCGCATAAGTTTTGATAATTCAGCGGTAATTATTCCAGCCGAAGCCATGCTCCACTGCTTCAGAATGGATCGTCCGGGGCAACACCGCGGCGTACCGGAACTTACCCCGGCATTGCCATTGTTTTCGCAACTCCGCAGATACACACAGGCAGTACTGGCTACTGCCGAGTCGGTAGCGAATTTTACTGGGATTTTGTATACTGACGCGCCTCCAAACGGTGAAGCTGACGAAGTTGATCCGCTGGCAATGATTGAGCTTGAACGCAATATGCTCATGACCATGCCCGGCGGCTGGAAGATGGGGCAGCTTGATCCCAAGCAGCCGAGCACCACTTATGCCGAATATGTGGATAAGCTTATTGATGAATGCGTTCGTTGCATTCTGATGCCGAGCAACATTGCCAAAGGCAATTCGAGCGGCTACAACTATGCATCCGGCAGGCTTGACCATCAAGTTTATTTCAAGGCAATCCGGGTGGATCAATCATTTATCGCATCTGTGATTCTGGATCGAATTTTGCATGCATGGCTGCGTGAATATTTCCTGATAAATCCAATATCCATCGACCATCAATTACCCCAGCACTGCTGGTTTTGGGACGGCCTTGCGCACGTTGACCCGCAAAAAGAAGCTCGTGCCCAAGGATTTAGACTTAAAAACAATACGACCACTCTGGCAAGCGAATATGCACTCCAAGGCAAGGACTGGGAAGGCGAATTACGCCAAATTGCAAAAGAAAAGAAACTGATGAAAGAACTCGGACTCACCGATTCTGACATAAAAAATTAACCCTCAACAATAAAAGGAAAGGCAAATGGGTAAAGAATTTCTCATTATCGAAGCTGCTGCGGGCAACGGCAACTCCAAAGTAGTAGGGCTCGCTTACAGCGGCGGCAAAATGAACCTACCGGGCTGGAAATATCCGGTGGTTGTTGAACTGGCGGGAATGCAGATTCCCGAGCAGGTGCCGCTTCTTGCCAATCATGAAAACCGGGTCAGTTCCAGAGTCGGCATGGTTACGGCTAAAATCGTGAATAATACCCTCGAAATCGAAGGCGATATCGTCGCTAAAGGCGAACAAGCCGACGACATCGTAGCACAAGCCAAAGCCGGAGCGGACTGGCAGCTCAGCATCGGTGCTGAGGTCAAAGAATCCGAGCTGGTCAAGGGCAAACGCACCATAAACGGTCAGGAACACACCGGGACATTTTACCATGTCCGAACATCACTGCTTCGCGAAATCTCGGTGCTTCCATGCGGAGCTGACGCTGACACCAAACTCAAAATTGCCGCCAGTTTCGACCTGGGCAAAGAACCGGAAATCCAAGCTGAAAATATAAACAAAAACAACCCCAAGGAGGAAGAATCTGTGAAAGATGATCCGAAAAAAACACCCGAAACCGAAGAAAAGGAAAAAGGCAAAGAAACCCCGAAACAGGCCGCCGGCAATGCGGATATCGCCCTGCAGGCGGTCAGTGATGAACGCAGCCGTGTTACGCAAATCCAGGCAATTTGCGCCGGGGAATTTCCCGAAATAGAAAAGCAGGCAATCAGCGCGGGCTGGAATGTCGAGGATACTTCTCAGAAAGTATTGAAAGCCATCCGTGACGGCCGCCCGGCATCGGATGTGAATATCTCCGTCAAGCGCAAACCGGAAGGAGCTATGCACAGAAAAAGCCTTGAGGCGGCGATGTGCATGCGTGTGGGTATCCCCGGCGATGATCTTATTGCCTCATACGGGAATGAAGCTGTTGAAACCGCCTGGAAAGACAACGATATACCTTTGCAGGTACTGCTGGCTGAATGCCTGAAGCTTGAAGGCATTCAGGCACCGCGTTCATTCGGCAACGAAACCATCCACGCGGCGTTTTCTACCGTAAGTTTGCCGGGGATTTTGAGCAATGTGGCAAACAAAAAACTGCTGCAAAGCTACAATGCCCAGCCGATTATCGCAACCAAGCTGTGCAGTACCGGCGATCTTTCCGATTTCAAGGAAAATGAAAGATTCCGCCTGACTGATGTCGGAGATTTGGAACGTGTAGCCGATGGCGGCGAAATCAAGGATGGCGGTTTGAAAGAAGAAAAAGCTCACAACCAGCTTGATACCTACGGCAAAAAATTCTGCCTGACCAGGCGTATGATCATCAATGACGACCTTGGTGCTTTTATGAAAGTTCCGGTGGCAATGGGCAACCGTGCCGCCAGATTGATAGATCAGCTTTTTTTCAACAGGCTGATGAGTAATCCCGCTCAATCAGACGGCAGCGCACTGTTCTCAGAAACACACAAAAACCTGCTGACAGGCGCTGACAGCGTCATTGCCCACGAAGGCCTGCGCAAAGCGGTGCAGATGTTCCTTGATCAGGTCGATGCGGATGGACAGCCGATCAATATCGAGCCCAAATATCTGCTGGTTCCTACGGCATTGAAACATACTGCTATTGAGCTGACTAAAGGAGCAACCCTGATCATGGCTGGCGGCAGTGAGAATTCAATCCGGCCTGCACTGAATGTGCTGGCTGACGAAAACCTGCAGGTCATCAGTGCTCCGCATCTGGCCAATGCCAAATACGATGGTCACAGTTCCACCGCCTGGTACCTCTTCGGCAGCCCGTCGCAAATCGATACGTTTGAAGTGGGCTACTTGCGCGGTAAGCGGACTCCGACAGTAGAGCGTGGTGATAGCGATTTCAATACGCTGGGACTTTGGTTCCGGGTCTATTTCGACCTTGGAGTTCGTGAACAAGATCATCGCGGCATGGTCTGCAGTTCCGGTCAGTAAACAGTAGCACTGACAGGCAAATTACCGGGGCGTACTTCGCCCCGGACCAAAATTCTTAATTCTATTTAATTGGAGGTTTTTATGATTGCAAAATATGTACAGCGAGGTCATGAAATTGACTTTATTCCCGAAGCCAATGTGGCAGCTGGAGATGTGGTAATTATCGGCGATTTGGTTGGAATAGCCAAGCTCGATATCAAAGCCGGGACGCTTGGTTCACTGGCTCTGGTCGGGGTGTTCGATATTCCGAAAGCTACTGGCGAAGGTACCGCGATTGCGGTTGGCACAATTGTGTTCTGGGATGCTGAAAATTCACAGGTAACCACCACGGGCGGTGAAAATAAATACCTCGGTAAAAGCATCATCGCTTCCAGCGACAATGATGCTCATGCGAGGGTAATTATCAATGTTTCCAGGGATGTGCCGATTAGTGCCACAGGAGCAATCACTGATCCTGAAACTAACGCTGAGGATATCGATGATCAATCCGGCGGCACGGCTAGCGGCACTCATCAACTAGCTGCTGTAGCGGATACTTCCACAGATCAGTCAGGCACGATCAACAATAATTTTGCCACCATCGGCGCTGAATACAACATTCTCAAGGATGATGTTGAAGCTAATAATGGCAAAATCGACTCCATCTTAGCAGCGCTGCGGACGTTGGGGCTGGTAGCTACTGAATAATGGGTATGCTGCAAAACGGCTTGAACTGGCTGGATTCTCAGCGTAAAACTCACTTGTCCGTGCCGGTAATTTACCGGCGCGGCAGTGATTCCACTGAAGTTCAGACGACCATCGGCAAAACTGTATTCAAGGTAACGGACGACTACGGGCGCTATCAACATATCGAAAGTCGGGACTACCTCATAAGTGCTGCTGATCTTGTCTTAGAAAACACACAAATTCAGCCGGAACCGGGCGATGAGATAGTCGAAGGTAACTTCGTATATGAAGTTATGGCACCCAATAATGAACCCGAATGGAGATACTCTGACAGTTCCAGGCAGAGCCTGCGGATACACACCAAACTTATAGGAGAAAATGAATAATGGAAGCATGTAATGAACTGGAACATTGCCAAAAGCAGTTCGATTTGCTCTTTGAAAAGCTAGACAAACTGGACTCAGCCATTCGCGGCAACGGCAAGCTAGGAATCACCGTCAGGCTTGACCGGCTTGAACAGGCAGCCAAAATCCATTCACGCTTGATTTGGGTTTTGTTTGGAGCGGCTATAGCGGCAATAATCCAGTATATGTTGAGGTGAAAATGTCTTTATTGATCAATATTGCCGATGCCGTAGCCGCAGAACTGAATAATGCGGAGCTATCGCAGGAATTTACCGCAACAGTCAATCTCAAACCGGAATTTGAACTCAAAGACCTGAAAAATCTGAAAGTTACGGTGGTACCGAAATCGCTCAAGTTTACGGGAGCGCTCCGGCACGAATCAGCAAAGGAAGTTCAAATTGACGTTGGCGCACAGAAGAAAACTGCCGATCCGGAGCAGTTGGCAGTATTGCTGCAACTGGTCGAGGAGATTGCCGGGATATTCGACCGCAAACGCCTGGCACAATACCAGAAAGCGGTGTGTATCGGGATCGAAAACGAACCCATTTACGATCCTGAACATCTGCGGCAGTTTCGGCAGTTCACCAGCGTCGTAACCTTGAAGTTCCGGGTGACCTGAGATGATCAGAATGCGGGGACGCTCCCGGTTTGATGTCCGGGAAGTCAAGAAAAAAGCCGAAGCCGGAACGTTCAGGAGCCTGAACCATGCCGCTGCCGCGATTCGCATAACTGCCAGACGCAGCATCCGGCGCAGCCCGAAAGAATCATCTGCCGGCACCCCGCCGCATACCCGGCGCGGTCTCCTGAAACGGGCATTGCTTTACAATGTCGACAAGTCAAGGATGCGAGCAGTAATCGGTCCGGCTTATTCAATCGCTGGACGTTTCGGCAGCGCCCATGAATTCGGCGGCAAATACTATGGGAGAAAGTACCCGGCAAGGTCATTCATGGGCCCGGCATTAAAGATTCAGTCTAAGAGAATTCCTCGAATATGGGCGAATTCCATTAAGTAACCATTGGAGGTTTTTTATGTACAAAATAGGTTTTGAAGCAAAGATTTTTTACGGAGCCGCGGGGGCAAAAGCCGCAACGGAGCTCAAGCACGTTGCCGATTCGGTGTCGTTGAACATCGAAAAAGGCAGCGCCGAGGTCGCGGTCAGATCGTCAAGCTGGAAAAAAGTGCTTTCCGGTCTGAAGGACGCCTCGGTGGAATTCACCCTTGCCGGAGATACCAGTGACGCCGGGTTCCAGGCAATCCAGAGTGCCTTTTTCAACGACACGCCGATTGCGCTTTTTATCGCCGACGCTGAAACCGGCGGAACCGGGCTGGATGCAGACTTTGAAGTGATTTCATTCAATCGAACCGAAGGATTGGAGGAAGTCATCAACTATGCGGTGAATGTCAAGCCGTCCGGTAAATCCACCCGTGAGCCGAACTGGGAAATCGGAACCGGAGGCGTTGAATAATGAAGTGTTTCAAGGATAATCAGAACCGTCCCTGGACGATCGTGGTGAATGTCGCCACGGTCAAACGGGTGCGCTCGCTACTCTCCATCAACTTGCTGGACGTGGTGAAACTCGATGAGAAAAACCGTCCGAACGTCGATCTGCTGGAGCAACTCGCCAGCGACCCGGTATTGCTGTGCGATGTTATCTACTGCATCTGCAAACCGGAGGCGGATGCGCAGAATATTTCCGACGAGGATTTCGGGGCGGCTATGGGCGGTGACGCTATCGAGCACGCCACTACCGCGTTATTGGAGGAACTGGTCGATTTTTTCCCCGAAGCGAAGCGGCTGGTGCTTCGCAAACTGATGAACGCCGGGGAAAAGGTCAAGACTCAGATGGAAAGAGCCCTGAAGCTGGAACTCGACAACCCCAAGCTGGAAAAGGAACTGGAGAAACAGGTGAAGGAATATATCAATTCATCTACCAGCTCGCCGGAATCCTCGGAATAAATCCTGCACCGTTTACACTCCGTGAGCTTCTGATCATGGCGGACGCCAGGGGAAAAGACAATTGGAATCACACATCTTCAGTCCTGGCAATGCTGTTTAATATCAATCGCGATCCGAAAAAACAGCGTGCCGTTTCGCCTGAAATTTTCAATCCATATATAACTCATAAAACCAAGAAAGACTCCCGTTTAGCCTTTGATTTCATGAAAAGTCTGTGGGTAAAGGATAAATAATGCCTTCAAGTACAAACATTCGAGCTGGAGCCGCTTATGTTGAGCTGACTGTGGAAAACAGCGCTCTCATTCGCGGACTTAAAGCCGCGCAAGCTAAGCTGAAGAATTTCAGCCGCAGCGTAACTGCAGCTGGCAAAAAACTGCTGGGAATCAGCGCGATTCTGGCGATGCCGTTTATCGGCGGAGCTAAGACTTTTGCTGACTTTGAACAGCAGATGGCGAATGTTTCAACTATGCTTGATGAACCGGCAAAATATATGGAGTCCTTCAAAAAAGGCATCCGTAAAATGTCCGTTGAGTTTGGCGAAGGCACGGATACCTTGGCGAAAGGGCTGTATGATATTCTTTCGGCATCAATTGATCCGGCTAAGGCATTGGATGTGCTGGCGGTTTCGGCAAAAGCCGCGAGAGCCGGGCTTACGGATACTGGTGTAGCTGCTGACGCAATTACCACTATTTTGAATGCATATGGTTTGAGTGCGGCTCATGCCGAAAGTGTATCTGATTTGTTGTTCAAAACGGTTAAAAAAGGCAAGTGTGTGACTGGTGATACGCGGGTGTTGCTTGCCAATGGCGAATACCGACGCATCGATTCATTATGTGGGAAGGTGGAAGTTATCGCCTGGGACGGCCGGAATTTTACCCCGGCAATGGCATCCTGGTGTGATATGGGAACAAAAGAAATTGTCCGGTTGCGCACATCTTTCGGCCGTGAAATCCGGACAACTCCTGAACATCCATATCTCACCCCTGACGGCTGGCGTCCGGTGGAGCAGTTAAAAATCGGTGACAGGATAGCCTTGCCTGTAACTCTGCCTTTCTTTGGCAATATACACGTCCCAAAAGGTTGGCCAGCAATGCTTGGTTATCTGATTTCAGAGGGTTCAATACAAAGCGGATCACCACGGGTTACGACCACAATTCCAGCAGTAGCTACTGAATTAAAAACTTCGGCTGTTGCTTTGAAATGTCAATTAAATAAGGTTCAACAAAGAGCAGGCAAGGCTCCGAGTTATGACATTGTGGCAGGATCACGTGGACATGCTGGCAGTAATCCGGTTATTGACAAGTTGAAAGATTATGGGTTGTGGGGTAAAAACTGTTATAAAAAGTTTATCCCAGATGAATGCTTCAGTTGGAGTAAAGATGACCTGGCTAATTTATTGCGAGCTCTATTTACTGGAGATGGGTGGTTATCGCGCTGTAAATGTAACGGCAACTTTCAGCTCGGTTATTGTTCTGTTTCACGGCGTTTAGTAGAAGATATTGCACATCTTCTACTTAGGTTCGGGATTGTCACACGTATTTCTCCAACATCAATAAATGCCTGGCAGTTGGAAACCAGACGTTATGCCGATATCCGGAGATTTCTTGATTTCATCGGAATAGACCGCGAAAGCGTAAAGCAATTTAACGAATATCATCCCAGTGTTGACCCGACCCGTCAAAGAAAATTATCTTCCTATGGGAAAGAACCACGTTCAAACCACAAATTATATCGTCCGCATCGTGGAGTCCGGGATTTTCATCAGCCTATCTTTTTTGACAAGATCAGAGTTATTGAAAAATTACCGGAAGAACGGGTTTATGATTTGACTGTTCCGGTTCTGCATAACTTTGTGGCCAACGATATAGTCGCTCATAATACTACTTTTGCGGAATTGGCCCCCAGTATCGGGATGGTGGCGACCACCGCCGCCAGCGCCGGAGTTCCCCTGGAAGAACTGGGCGCTGCGATTGCGACCATGACCAGAAATGGTGTGAAAACCGAAAACGCGGTTACCGCCTTAAACGCGATTATCTCCACGTTCCTCAAGCCTACTGACGAGGCGGCGGCCTATGCCAAAAAACTGGGCTTCGAGATGAGCTCGGCGGCGATCAAGTCCGAAGGTCTGGAAGGTATTTTCAAAAAGATCAGCAAGCTGCCGCCGGATGCCGTCAGCAAGCTCTTCCCGAACATCCGGGCGCTGCGCGGAGTGCTGCCGGCACTGCGGAATATGAAAGGGTTTTCCGACGATGTCGAGACCATGAAAAACCGTGCAGGTGCGACCGAAGAAGCCTACGCCAAGATGGCGAACACGCTCTCCATGGCCTTTGCCCGACTCAAACAGGCGGGAATGCTGGCCTTGTCGGTAATCGGTGAAGCCCTGGCTGACGATCTGCGTAAGGCCGCAGGTGTGTTTATGCGGGTAATAACTTCGATCATCGCTTTTATCAAGCAGAACAAAAAGCTGGTGGTGACGGCGGCAAAAGTTGTCGGGATCGTCGCGTTGGTAGCGGGCGGGCTGCTGACGCTGGGGGCGATTGCCGGAACGCTGTCGTTCGCCATTGGCGGGTTGGTTTCGATTGTTTCCGTGTTTACCGGCGTGCTCAGTTTTATGATTGGGACGGTCGGCGTCATCATTTCGGTTCTGACCGCCAGTATTTCCGTCTGGTGGCTGGTTGCCGCGGCGGTTGCGGCGGTCGGGGCGACGTTTCTCATACAAAGCGGCGTCATCGGCAAAGTCATAGACTGGTTCGGGGCAAAATTCGCACAGCTCAAGCAGTTTGCCTGTACGGCGTTTGACGGCATCAAGGCGGCCCTGGCTGCCGGGGATTATTCCCTGGCGGCGCGGATTCTCTGGCTGAGTCTGCAGGTCGCCTGGCAAAAGGGGATAAGTGTGCTTCTGGGTTACTGGGTCGGCTTCAAACAGGCGTTTATGACCGCGACTCTGGAAACTTTCTACGGGGCGCTGAGCATCATCACCGATTCCTGGGCCAGTTTAAAATCCGCCTGGGTGAGTGTGGTCGGCTTCCTGAAAAAGTTCTGGATTGGTTTCACCGGGGCGATCATGAAAGCCTGGAATAACACCTTCGCCTGGCTCGCTAAAAAGTGGCTTGATATTAAAGGCATGTTTGATGATTCAATTGACATTGAAACTGAAAAAACTAAAATTGATGCCGAAGCGGCAAAGAAAAATTCAGGCGAAGACGCAGCCTATAACCAGATTGATAAGGATTCGCAAAAACAAAAATCCAAAATCGAACAGCGCAGGCAGATTGAACAGGATGCAATCGGCCAGCAAATGGCTGATGATTTGAAACAGCATAACAGCCAATATGCTGATGAACTGAAAAAGTCCAAAGAAACTTTGACCGAGGCACGCAAAGAATGGCAGTCAGCAATTTCGGAAGCGAAAAAGAAAGAAACTAAGACGAAAAAGCCGGATTCAAGCCCGATAAAAACAGCCAAAGAAAAGCTGAAAAATGCCGGTGATACGGTTGCGGCGGCACAGTCAAAAGTTCAGGTTCAAGGTTCGTTTTATGCTCAAGCTACACGCTCACTATCAACCGGTACCGCCGCTGAGCGCACCGCAAAAGCCTCCGAAGACATCAAGAAAAATACAAGAAAGACAAACCAGCTCCTGAAGGAAAAGGAAGCTTCAGGTTTAACTTTCGGCTGAGGTAATAAATGGAAACAAGAATTGAACCGGCGTTTTTTGACCGAACCCAGGCTATCGACAATGACGGCAACTATACGACCGCCGAAATCCCGTATTTTGTTTTCGAGGTGGAAAACGAGGACGCGGCGATTGCCTTTGCGCTGGCGAATGTGCCGATCCTGTACAATAAGATTCCGCTGGAATCCATCGAGATCGACGAACGCATCAGCTCGAATGTTTTTAAGATCACGGCGCAGTACAAGGCCGGATTCGACGAGACCACCAGTTCCGGTAACGAAGAACCCGATCCGGTTTATTCGTTCGATACCGGCGGCGGCACCCAGCACCTGACGCAGTCATTGAAAACTGTCGCGAAATATCCGTCCACCGCTCCGGATTACAACGGGGCAATCGGTTATGACGGAGAAGACGTCAAGGGCGTCGACGTAACCATGCCGGTAATGAATTTTTCCGAAACCCATTATTTGAAGCCGAGCAAGGTAACCACCAAATACAAGAAAACCGTCGGTGAACTGACCGGGAGCGTCAACAACGGCTCATTCAAGGGTTACGCCGAGGGCGAGGTGCTTTTCCTGGGAGCGACCGGTTCGCGCCGGGGAGATTCCCGAAGCGACCTCTGGGAAGTAACCTACAAATTCGCGATGTCGGCCAATCGCAAAAACATCAAGGTCGGGAACCTGACCGTCACCGAAAAGAAAGGCTGGGATTACTTGTGGGTGCGCTATGCCGATGACGTGAAGGACAAGAAAACCCTGGTCAAGAAACCGATAGCCGCCTATGTCGAAAAAGTCTATGAACGCAAAGACTTAGGCAATCTGGGGATCGGAAAGTGAATAAAGTTTCGACTGGCGAAAAATTCAAGGTCAAAGCCAATACCTGGAATTCGTTTATCGACGCGGCTAACCATTATAAAAACACTCAAATGAGTGTAGGTTCCGAGGCGCAGCGCAGCAACGCGAAAACCGGGATTGTCCTGATCAGTAACGACAGCGGCGGGTTGCTGGAACAGTTTTTCCCGGTGATTTTGGACGATCTGATCATCCAGCCGGATGATGACGAAAAAGAACAGGAATTCAAAAGCCGCGTCCCGGTATTTTCCGGGAAAAAAGTCTCCGCCGACAATAAGGACAAGCCGTTCGCCATCCTGCAGGTTCCGCTGGAATCGGCAAAGCTCGGCAAGGCGCTGCTTCAGGGGATTACTCCGGTAAAGATCAATATCGGCAACGAGTCGCACAAGTACGCGAAACTCTCCGCCACCGGACTGGTTTCGACAAGCAACGGCGTTGGGAGAATCCTTTGGAAAGAATCGGGCACCGGTGAAAAGTGGGCGCTTTTGCAGCTTGGCGGAGGCGGTTCCGGCGGCAATAACTATAGCGGCTTTTTCCGGCTGACCGCCGATGAGGATAATAAAAACACCGTCAAGGTCGTCGACGGCAGCGATACGCTGGGAGGCGGGGACTGCGGCGTTTTTGTTTCCGGAATCGACAAGATAACCGTCCCGGAAAAATCCTTGGCTATAACCGGTGAATCCTACGTCGTTTTCGAGGCGGTTTACGCTGACGAGGAATGGACTGCCGAAATCAAAGCGCAAAGCTCGTTCCCGGAATTTACCGCCGACAAGTTCACCGCGCTCCTGGGCGTCGTCAAATGGAATTCCGAGGAAAATGTCATGGGCGAGATCGTCCAGATCTGGAATAACGGCGTCATCTACAACAACAGGTACTCATAATGCCTATCATAAAACCCAACCAATGGAGCGACTGGACCGGCCTGCCGGTGCTGGCGTTGCCATCGGTCAAAGGCTACGAAATGTACGAGGCGATCCGGGAGCGGATCGAATACCTGTTCCCGGAGATGAATGCTGATGACATGCCTTCGGCTTTGAAGCCGATGCTGACTGGGTTCAATCCTAATGAGGATTACAAAGTCATGGAGCGCCGGATGCATGACGCCGTAACTGAATTAATCCCGTGGTACCGCAACTGGACGAAAGACGACGCCAGGTTATGGAACGAGGCTGACTTGCTGGCGGCGCTTGAGGAGGATGAACGGCTGGAGCCGAATCCGTATTTTCTCTCGGCAAAATGGCTCAAGCAGATGTTCAGGATCGTCAATTACCTCCGCAAAAAAGAGGACATAATTTCGATCACCTGGATAGACGAAGCCGAGTCCGGCTACACCACGGGAACCACCTATGATGACCACAAGGCGATGTTCGAGGAAGCCATCGGTTTTTACACGGCGGTCATCCAGCCGGGGGGTAGCAATTCCGGTCAGATTTTCGGGAGTTCCGGCAGACCGTCGAATGTGCTTTACTATTCCTGCGAGCGCGATCCATGCAACTCCATGTCGCCGTTTGTCATGGCATTGAACGCGCTGAAATCGCAGTATTCCGCGACGAAGTACACCATCGGTCTCTTTGTCGATACGTCAGGTTCCATGGGGATGAGCACCATCCGTCCAGCCTACGATGATTTCGTCGGTTTTATCCGGGAGTTTTACCCCGATTCCCGCCTGGTTGAACGCTCCGCCGGCAACGAATCCTGGCTTATATGGACCAAGGAATATATCGACCAGTTGAGCTTTAATTTCGAATTCAAAGAGGAAGACAATGTTTGAAGACCTTCAACAGATAATTTTATACGTCAAAGCCGATTCCACGGTCGGTGAGATTGTCGACGAATACGGGCAGTCGACTTCCGTAACTAAGGCGATCACCCGCGGCGTGGAGGCGCTTCTGTGTTTGCGGGTGTTGCGGGACTCCGACGCCTATCCGTTTGAGCAGTTGAGTTCTTTTGTATCGTGGGACTGCCTGTTGGACAACGACTGGAATACGGCCACCACCCCGAAACTCCGGGCAGACAATGAAAATATCACGGTGGTTTTCGGGGTGCTCAATGCCGGTACTGACGAGGAAAAAGCCTATACGGAAATCCGCATTCCGCTTTTGGAAACCGACACGGTCGAACTTGGCGAAGCTATTTCCGGTAAAGACGATGTTACGCTCGGACTTGAACTCTGTGGCTTTGCCGCCGGGCGCACGAAACCGGCATTTGTGCTGCAGTTCGATCTGCCGGTGCGTAACCGTCGCGGCAATGCCGGGATGGGCTCACCGACCCCGGTTGGTGATGGCAATTACTGGACCACGGAACAGACCAAAGCCTACATTCAGCAGGTTTTGGAATATGAATTTTCAGAGGATAATGTTGCCTGGCACGAAGTCCAGACTGATGATGATGTGTACTTTCGCTCTCGTTTCCCTGAAGGAGAATGGAGCGAAGGCTACGGAATCCCAAAAGGGAAGGATGGAAATAATCTGGTGCCGTCAGCATCAGGAACCTTAGCTGAACGCGATAATTATGATGATGAACTCAAAGGTTTTGTTTATGGCATACCCGAGGAGTCGGCGATTTACTTCAAACTTTCCGATGATTCCGGGGACTGGTCGCCAGCGTTCCCGATTATCCAGTCCCAGGGCGAAAAAGGCGACAAGGGCGATACCGGGGACACCGGAGCGCAGGGCCCGCGGGGTGCAAAGGGAGATAAAGGCGACACCGGTGATCGTGGTTTACCCGGCGATACCGGAGCGAAAGGCGACAAGGGGGATACTGGAGACAAAGGTGACCCCGGAGAAAAGGGAGATGGCGTAAAAATTGATATGGCCGGACCGTTATCGGAAAAACATATTTATGATGATGCTGATCGCGGCTTTACTTACCTTGATACTGATAACAATCATCTTTATTTGAAATTATCCGATGATTTTGCAGATTGGAGTGCTCCGGCGCCGGGCGGCATTCAGGGAATCAAAGGCGATAAGGGGGATACTGGGGATACAGGCCCGCAGGGACAGAGAGGTGAAAATGCCACAGTTGAACCTGATTTAATTTTTGCCGCCGATGATGTGTTTGGCGGTTCGCTGGTTCTGGAGGGAACTAAAACTATTGCCCAGATCGAGCTCTATGACGCTATGGGTAATGGGCAGACTGTCAAAGCTGGCGATCCCGACAGCCCGGTAATGATTACGACTGAATGGGTAAATCACCGCACCATTATTTGTTTCGGGCAAAGCGATGTGTCGAATGGCGGCAGGATAAGGTTCGCGCAGGGGATTTCCGGGCAAAGTCTGTATCAGATGTGGCTCTCTGCCGGCAATACCGGAACTGAAGAAGATTATTTGAACTGGATGAAAGTTCAGGGAGCACGGCATGATTTTACCCAGGAAGATTTGACCAATAAAATCCTGACCGTAAATGCGGTCATGAATATTGTCGCGGTTGCTGACGAGCTCGGTAATCAATGGCAGTTGCCGCAGAATGCCGTCAGCTATACCGGCAATTCAACGATTGTAGATTTGTCCGGCATCATGGCAATGAAAAATATTTCCGCCATATCCGGAACCTGGCAGTTGATTCTGGCAGGCGGGGACAAAGGAGATAAGGGGGACAAAGGCGATACCGGCAATGACGGTACGGTGACTTTTGAAAACCTGACTCCGACTCAAATCGCCATGCTGAAGGGAGATAAAGGCGACAAGGGAGATAAGGGCGACACCGGGGATACCGGACCGCAGGGAGCTCAGGGGCCTCAAGGCGAACAGGGAATTCAGGGCCCGCAGGGAATACAAGGAGAAGTCGGACCACAGGGAGAACAGGGGATTCAAGGTGAGCAGGGGGATTCCGCTTATCAGGCCTGGCTTGATGCCGGAAATGTCGGAACTGAAGCCGATTTCCTGGCATCCATCAAAGGCGATAAAGGAGATACCGGTGATCAGGGACCGCAGGGAGTCCAAGGTATTCAGGGAGAAACCGGCCCGCAAGGCGAAAAAGGAGACGCCGGCAATGCGGGAGATTCCGCTTACGATCTGTGGATTGCCGCTGGAAACAGCGGAACTCCGGAAGATTTTCTCTCCTATGTGAACGGCGAAAAAGTCAGAGTAAATAAGCAGACCGGAACTTCTTATGCCCCCGTCCTTACCGATGCCGGAAAAATAATCGAAATGAATAATGCCGATTCCAACACCGTAAACCTGCCGTTATATGCGGATACCCAGTTCGAAACCGATATGGTTTTCGCCGTCGACAGGATGGGTGCAGGGCAGACCGCCGTAAGCTGTGATATTTCCGCGACTATCAACGGCACCGCCGGGGGAACCGTATACATCCTCGCTCAGTACGGCGGGGTATCGGTTCGGGTCTTATCCGCTGATAACTGGCTCATCCAGGGAGATGTTGACTGATGAATCCTTTGAGATTAATAAACAAATACAGAACTCACACTAAAAACGCCAACATAAAATTTATCGCTGACAAATCCACCGCCGCTTTTGTCGTCAAAACCCCTGCGGGAACGGTTTTGACTGTTGACTGGGGAGACGGCACTCCGGCGGAAGATTTCGCGATGACCGGGAATTCCGTTTCCATATCGAAAGATTACGGTACTGAAAAAGATAGATGCATTACCTTCAGCGGAACGGGGAATGCGCAGATGACTTACCTCAGGTGCAACAGTAATTTTAAATATGTGAAT